TCGCTTTCAGAGACCATGGTCTTCTCTTGGTTCACGACGAGGCCAACTTGACTCCCTTCTTCGGCAATCAACCCTCGAAGATTCGTATCCTTTCTCGGTTCTCGAGTAAGGAGGTCATCACCGTTTATCAAACATCGGTGAGCAGACCACTCCGGAAACGAAATCTTCTTCCCTACAAGAAGCCGATTCATTGCGAGATCAACCACGGTCTTGTTGATCAGGCAAAGAAGGGGGAAAGACAACACCGAGCCCATGGGCTGGCCAGTGTGGGCATAAAGCCGACGTCCATCCTCCTGAGTCACCATCAGATTACCTAGCACGTCTAATGCACGGATCTCGTCATCTGATAACTCTGTCGCCTTCCTCTTCAGAACGCCAATGGCAGCGCGAACATACACCAATTTGATGTTGTCCGTTGCCGACTGATAATCAAAGGACAGAAAATCAGCTCCGTTTAGCGACTGAACGTGCTCGTTAGTAGGGTCACCAACAAGCAACCATCCCTTCTTCCGTAGACTGTCATAAAGACTATAATGCAGAGGGCCCAAAATCCGCGTGTTCTCAGCGGAATAAAGGGTAACGACACGGGGCTTGCCTGACGAAAAGACAAGTTGAGTCCGATGTCCCGTATCAAAATCCTCTACATTCCAATTGCCCCCCTCCCTCCGAGGGTAGTCTAAAGTGGCATTACCGTTCGGGATAAACGGTCTACGATGATCGTCCCACCCTGAGTCGACGTTACGAGCAAAGGCCTCCTCGAAAGCTCTTACATGATCGACGTCTACTTCGACAGGGCGGGATCTCGCAGATGACCATTCCCATTTCTTCTTTTCAAAGGTAGGAAGGCAGAAGCCACAACAATCCTTTTCGATTTTTGCGACTGTCTTAAAACTTAATTCTTGCACGGAAGTAACGTGCTCAAAGCATCTGCGAACTGCGGCGCGAAGGCCGCCGCATTCGATCTCTTCAGGGGGATCTGCGATCTTGGTAATGCCCATCCCGGCAAACCAAGAAACCACAGTCTTCGCCTTACCCCCAAGGCGACGGCGCCTAGTACACCCGTCATCGACGATATCTTGCAATACCGAAAATGGATTGTTGGATGTTCTAGAAGATGAACTAGACGCCAGTACGTTCTTTAAGAGTTGTGGGGACTCTCTCAAAACCTCGCTTCTGCCGGTAACGTCGCAATGGGCTTTCAAGCCCTTCAAACGAAATCGACAATCGCACGGCAGGTCTGACCTGGCCCTACCTCCCCTCACCGACGCACCGGGACATGAAGAACTCGAAACGCAGAGTTCACATGGCTGTCTACCATTAAACATGTACTGACGGTTAACGGACTGCGGAAAAGCATCCCAAAGGGATGTCTGACATCCCGCCGGGAAGGGGCCTTCGGGTAACACCGCAGCAGTTACCTGACCGTTGTAGGCCAATTCTTCTTTTATACACGTGATTGTAGCCATAATTGTCATAAGTTCGTGTTCAGCGTTTTTAATCTGCCTATCGATCGTTGATGTGATGGTCTTTCACTCCCTTTATTTTCTGCAGACGGGAAGTCTGTCTTTTCACCAGATACAAAGCTGCTGGACAGCATAATGAACCTTTACGGGTAGTTCATGCCCGAGTCGTATGCGAATTAACGTACCGATTGACTTTTGGTACCGCGGAATTAACCGCCCCAATACGACAGGAGTGTTGCTCAAACCGA